TAATTGCCCCGACAGGACTTGAACCCGTATGCTCGATTGCTGTAAGGAACACTCCTGTCAACCATGTTCCATCCGGTTTACCATAACCGGCAATCGGGGCAGAGACGATGAGAGGAATCGAACCTCTATCCGCAGCTTGGGATTGTTATTGAAAGGAGTTTGCTGATTATGCCACTAACATGACATTCTTCTTAACAGAGCTGCTGTGCTCCCTTTGCACCACATCGCCATATAGAGTGAGGGACGGACTTGAACCGCCGACACCGTCCTTAGCATGGAATGAAAGATTGCTGTTCGGACCACAAACATGATCCATTTTTCTTTCGTGCTCTACCAACTGAGCTACCTCACTCATGTAATTGGCGCATCTTCTTGATTTGTAAGGACATTTGCGCCATCGCCTTGAATGGAGAGGGATGGATTTGAACCATCAATGAAGCAGGCCCCAAGCTGTAATATATTGCCGTCAACGCCACGAACATGACGTATTGTACATAACTGCCGCGTCTACCGTTCCGCCACCTCTCCATATTCAATTTTCATTACGGAAATCCGTATGAGTTGCGGAGGCTGGATTTGAACCAACGACCTCCGGGGCATGAACCCGGCAAGCTACCACTGCTCCACTCCGCTATAATGCAACCTCGCCCCTAGGCTGCTTTGTAAGTTCTGCTATGTCGTTCCTTGCGTTCCTCACTTAACCGGTGCTAACTACGACAGTATGTGACCGGCGGACTTGATTAAACATTTCCGTACACCCGCTTAATGCCCAATATTGGCGGTTCTGCCGAGACCAATGGCAATGTCGATAGGAAATGTCATTCGGGGAATCTCTCTAACCCAACTGGTTTATCGTCCGAAGTCAGGACGGCTTTTTATAACACTCTGGATATTGTCTTTCCAGAATTATTCAGAATGAATACCATAGTATCAGGAATACCAATGCGGCTATACACATAAGTAACTGTATCTAAAGTAACCACCGTGAGTGAAACATTCTTCTCTAATGGCGGATCACCAAGATACCAAATAATGCTATCTCTGCACAATCCGGCAGCACCGATAAGTTCCTTTGCCTTGTTGAAATTCTTCTGTCTGATTTCCAATTCTTCATCTGAGGATTCAGCGTTGGATATTTGAAGCATATCCTTTTCGATAATAACATCGAAGCACTGAATAACCTGGGATTCCTCAAAGGTATCATTTCTGACACCCTTTTTGATTGTTTGTAATAACATACCTTTCTTCCTCTCTGTCTACGCCTTTCGGCTTATTGCCCCGTTCCGGACCGGGATTGGATAGGTAAGGAATCGGACCTTACACTGGAATATTACGATAGTCGCAGATTACCTCATGTGTTTGGTGCATACGGATTTTTGAACCTATCGTATCAAAGGTGGGTGGCTGCCATTCCTGCTTATTCCAATCACTGCACTTTGCGTTGTTGCCACACCGGGACGCACCTTTTCCTCAACCGTACTAATATTGCAGTTACCCTTTACTGCCTACTATCCAATTCTGAAACCTCCTCCACCGGTGGAATACGGTTTCATAACGGTGCATACAGGAATCGAACCTGTACTGCATTTCTGCAGGACGACTTAGCAAGACGCTCCGCTACCATTACGGCAATGCACCATACGCCGTGTTAGGGATTTGAACCCCAGAGACTTTTACATCCAGACAGTTTTCAAGACTGCACCCTCGACCAACCGGACACACGGCAGAGTAGTTTTCCCTTGGTAACGTACAAGTCGGAGTTCCTCTACCCGCCGGTCGTAAACGCCCTTTCGTAACCTTTTTGTGGAGTGCTTTGAAAGAGTAAGTCAAGTGTCTCCAACTGGCAAGGTGGGGATCGAACCCACGACATTCTGATTAACAGTCAGACGCTCTACCACTGAGCTACAAGCCATTATTGGAGTAACAGGACTCGAACCTGCGCTAACCAACATCCGTAGTGTTGTGCTCTATCCATCTGAGCTATACTCCAATGCAGTCCGGCGGTAGCTTGGATGGTCGCCACTACCGAACCGATGCAACGTGTAAGACAGTTGCCAACAAAGGTATTTCATTTTTTAATGTGGTTCTCGGACCTTACACCCCTCCACATGGTTCTCATAATCCACCGACTACATACTCAAAGAACCTTTGGCGAGTCCAACTCTTTATCGCCTTACCTCGGATGTACGTTGTTATCGCAGTTCTCCGCCTCTACCTGTCCTCTGCGTTTTGATAGATTTTTTTGTGTAGTTACGGCTCTATCTGCCTTTCTACTCATGGTTTTCCTCTTGAAAATACTCATGCCAAAAGTCACTTAGTGATCACCGGAACCTCGCCACCGCCAATTTTCTTTCCTGTTAAAGCCGGACTAAGAAAATCAGTTAAGAAATCCGCTCGTCCTACGGTGGGGAGTTGAACCCCACTTTCCCCGGCATGGTGTCCGTGGCATTTCCAGTTATGCTATCGTAGGCATCGTTGCAACGATGGTCTTTAGCGTGACTTACGCAAGCTCTCCAAGTTTAAGTCCTGTCGGCTTTCCCAGACTACTCACATAAGCCTCTCAGTGAGTATTGCAATCTCCCTATTTAATGATTGCTTACCACGGCTTTCGCCAATACTTTTCAACCGGAACACTAAACCAACTATAAACAGTCAGCGTTATTCTCAGTTGAAATGCTCGATGGGAGAATCGAACTCCCGTCTCCACCGTGAAAGGGTGGTATCTTGACCGCTTGACTAATCGAGCAGAGGAGCGTTCCTTTTTACCGAAAGGCAATCAACCGCACAAGCGTAAACGGGTTCCTGATATTGATTTTTTCTTGCAAGATTACTTTCTCGGCTCATTACACCGAAATGGGCGAAAGAGGAATTGAACCTCCAATGTTTACCGCGAGGGAACGGATTTACAGTCCGCCGCAACACCACCAATCGTTGCCGTTCGCCCGGAATTTTCTTTGTATCGCCAAGAACATTGGGAAAGAAGCGGTGGGAACCTTAATCGCAAGAGCTACGCCCACAGGTGGAATCGAACCACCACACTACGCCAAGTTCGCTCCGATCATTTAGCGATTTACTTCATCTTTCAGTGCTTTACCAGCTTTGAACTTAGGTGCTTTGCAAGCCGGAATGGAAATCTCTTTTCCGTTCTGAGGGTTCTTGCCAACTCTGGCAGCACGCTCAGTTACTTCAAATGTTCCGAAACCTACCAACTGCACTTTTCCACCCTTTCCAAGTTCTCCGCCTACGATCTCAACAAATGCGTTGAGTGCTTTTTCGGCATCGCTCTTGGAAAGTCCGGTATCGTCAGCCATAGCCTGTACTAATTCAGCTTTATTCATTGCTCTGTACCTCCGTTGTTGATGAAAGATCTCCAATGTCTACGATTGTGTCTGTGCCGTCCGACAGTGACACTTTCGGCAGTGCGCCGTCCCATTTCTCCAAATACATCTGCTGCAAAATCTTATTCGTCAGTGAATCATTCAACAGCTTATTTGCATCCGCCTCTCCCTGCGCTTTAATAACGGCAGCGTCAGCTTCGCCCTGCGCCTGAGTGGTTTTTACCTTGGCATCCGCCTCAGCAGCTTCGATCTTTTTCTGATTTTCAATCTGCTGCTGTTCATAAGCCAACTGTGCGGTCTGTTTTTCAGCGATTGCCTGATTGTAACTGTCCTCAAAATCAGTATTGGCAATTACTACCTTGTTGATGATTACTACGTCCTCTCCATATTTCTCATCGAGGGCTTTCTGAATGTTCTGCATGGAAAGAGGCTCTACAATTCCTCTGTTCGTTGCATCTGTTGAGGTCAAGGACTTACTGCTTGTCTTGATTGCGGAAGCCACAAGTGTCTGCGTTACAAGGTTTTCCTTATAGTTGCTGACGTTGGCATAAATCCACGCGGACATTTCCGGGTTGATCTGGTATGTAACTGTGATGCCATCATAATACAGTGCTGTTCTCTCTGATGTTTCAGACCAAATCTGTCCGTCAAACACAATGTCCTGCTGCTTGTTGTTGACTTTCTCAATCTTCTGGACGAATGGGATCTTCCAGTTTGCACCGTTCTGTATTGTTGTCTCATCAATCTGTCCGAATGTGCTTTTGACTCCGGTGTATCCGGTCGGGATAATCACGAGTGAATTACCTACTCCGAATACAATCAGACCAACAAGTACCACAACAACAAAACCTTTCGGGAATTTTGCTTTCTCATTTCCCTTTTCCTCGATTTCATACTGTTTCAACGAACACCCGGCAATAATGCCGCCGAAGAAAAGTACGATCCCGATGATTGTCAAAATGATACTCATTCCGTTCTCCTTTTCCGTTTGTATTGCTACCTCTGGTAGCCGTCACGGTCATGCGCTGGACATTCCGTTTCTGTTCTGCATCGGCGCACTCAACCACCTTACTTCGTCTGGTCTATCTTGGTGTAGCTTCCATTTACCCGGGAAATGCCAGATCGCCATGCGTGGACCATCAGGGACTTGAACCCCAGACCATCCGGTTATGAGCCGGACGCTCTAACCAACTGAGCTAATGGTCCATACCTCACACTTGGGGAGATTCCATGTGAGGTCTCGGAGGATCATTATAAGTGGGAACCCTCCGATGTAGGATTGCTGTCGGGGAACAGTAATCCTGAGTGGGAAGTGTTGGTGTCGAACCAACTCCTATGGATTTTCAGTCCATCGCTTCTACCGAGTTAGCTTACTTCCCATATTACGGCACTGTTACTGTGCCGTAATGGTTAGGAGAAACTTTAATGCCATACCTCATGTGTTTAGTCCGTTGAACTTATGTCCGTGTCACTTGGTATGGTCGTAGTATAGCGCACTAAACATTTTTTGTCAAGTGGAATAAACAGTATTTTCAAAAAAATTTGTTTTCCTGTGTGCAGTCGGCTTTACAACCATTTTTCTGAACATCAGAAATCAGCTTGCTTACAGGGATTTTGAGAAAATTTGCTATATCGTATATCTTGTCGATTGACGGATAGCTTTTGCATTGTTCCCAATCGCTCACGGTATTCTGTGCCACATGAACGCCCGTTGCAAGTTCGTGTTGTGTAATTCCCCTATTCGTTCTTTCTTTTTTCAAGTTGGTGGCGAAACTATATTGTCCCATGCTATCCCTTTCTATATTCCTAAGTCACTTCTCTTTACTACCTGTCCCTCTCCGCCAAGAAGAGCATCTACAAACTGAGCGAACATTGCCAGAGTGTCCGGCGCATCATCATGTTTATTCTTTCCGAGCTGTGTATAACTGCAAAGGAATGACATCATCACGCCGTAATCACTCTTAGGTTCATATTCTGTAATATCCTTGAATATGACGTGTTCCTTAACCCATGAGGAATTGACGATGATCTTGGTCTCTTTGTTCTGAGTAGTGTATTTCTTCGTAATATGGCATCTGCCGCCTTTTGCTTTGACAAGTCTCTCAACTTCATTTGCGGTTCTGCTACCCTCTTTGTTGCTCTCAAACTGTGCCTGCTGTACATGATGCTTAACAAGCATATCTGAGTTGAGTTCGTCCAAGGTTCCAGGGTCGATGTTCTTGAATACCAGATCTTCCAGATAGTATCTGTCTCCGTACTGATAGAAAACTCCGAGGAAGTTGTAGTCTGTACCGGTGTCCTTGGTATCGCAGATTGCCAATATAGAATCCGGTTCTCTGTCCGGCAGTCCTCCGATATATCTCTGTAATTCTGTTGGATGATACAGAATACCCTCTCTCTCAATCGGATCACTTTTATACAGGCAGCGATATGAAACATCATCCATCGACATTTCCATATCGTGGAAGTATTTCTCATCAAATCCAACATCGTAATCGTAATCAAAGTTGCTTTTTCCGGTCTGAGGATCAATGTCTGGAACAGCAATGAACTCTGCCCTCGGATTTCCCTCATACATTCTTTCAAGCCGGCCAATAACATCATGCACACTCCACCTGGTTGCAATGTGGATCTCTTTTGCTTTCTTCTTTTTACGAGATTTAAGGTCTGTGGTGTACTCTCCGTACAACTTATCCAGACGATCAATCGACAGAGCCTCTTCGATACCGGAAACCAAATCATCCACATACAGAAATCCCTCGCAACGGGTAACACCGGTAAGGGAACCTCTGATTGGTCTGCAGG